CACACCAGGAGAAAAGTGGAAATGCGCGTCTGCGGACGCCTTTCGTTTCCTCCCTAGGGCTGAAGCCCAGGGTCTCCACGAAAGGATTTTTTGATGAATATCCTTGACAAAGATAAAGTGTGGCTAACACGTAAGTTCAAACCGCTTGCAGATGCCACGACCGCCTATATTCAAGATGATTTATTCGACGATGATGACGCTTGTGATAGTGGCTATTGCATGATATAGGAGGCGTGAACATGCAATACAACAATGACATCTCAACGCTTGGCTTTCTCTTGATCGTCGCTGGCTTTCTCTTTCTGGTGCTGGTCGTGGTCTTTGGCATCAAGTGGTCATTTGAAGATGATCAGCTTGCCGATGATGAGGTGGTGCCGTTCGAGGGTGAATATGCGGGCCTGTATGACGATCTCATGCAGGAGGCATATCTGGTGGCGGCACGGCTTGAGGCGCATAGGAGCGAGTAGTTGAATAGTGGGGAATTGCCACCCCCATCGAGCAACGTGGCAAGTTTCCCCTGTCAGTATAGACGAATGGCAGGGGTAGAAAGGGAGCATCGAATGAAATCACCCGTCTATACAGATGAGGGCTATACGCCCTCGCTTGTCGCGCAACAACGTAAGCGCCGCCCGCCGCCATCGGCTGAGGACATTGAAGAGGACGACGAGTATTATACCAGCCGCCCGACGACTTCAGCGCGACGCTATGCTATGCCCGCTCCTGGCGAGTATCAGGTCGGCAATAAGCGCGTGCATGTTCGCTATACCGAAACCCCAAAGCGCCGCGCGTCGCTCCCGGCCCCCCAAACAACTGTAGCCCGTCCTCGGCTTCACTTTCATTGGCTCGTATGGGTCGGGCTTGCCCTCTTTATCATGCTCGCTGGCTACATGGCTATCAATTCGCTCGGTGCCTGGTGGCAGCATCATCTCGACGATGTGACCTATGGGAACCCACGCACGTACCAGACCGATGCTGTTGTGGGACATGACGATAGCAGTTCACAGCCGACGCACTTCATTGCCATGAACCTCCGGGGGCAGATCATCGTTGCTGAATTTCCCGGTGGGGATATCACCAAAGCCCGCAGCTATTCCATCACGACCATTCCGGGCAATGACACGAACCCGCCAGCGATCCTCAAGTTTGTTGATCTCAATGGCGATGGGAAGCTCGACATGGAGGTGCTCATCGGCGATCCGGGGAGCCAGGTTACGATGTTCCTGTTTAACACCGGCACCACATTTGCCAGCAAAGTATAGGAGGTGATAGCATTATGGCAACGCTGTTAGATCAAGACCAGCACCCACCACAGGTTATGGATGAGGAAATAGAGGATATTTACGTCGATATTTCCATCAGACACGGGCTACCGGAGGAGGTCATTGTTGATGCCGATGGGACACCTCCCTGGATACCCACGCCATCAAATCGCCCTGCCTACATCCTCACCGCGATTGGCTGGCTGGCAATCCTGATACTCACGGCATATGGTTTGTTCTTCATGCTGCCTGCCATGACCACCATTACCATCGTCAGTAGAGCGCAAGCCGTCAACACGAATGCGACAATCTCGCTTTCCGCGCAGCTATTCCCAGTCATACAGAAACAGGAAAGCAAGATCGTTCTCACAACAGGACATGGACACCAACCAGCCAGCCGGGCACATGGCTATGTCACTTTCTATAATGCAGCCGTGTATCCACAGAGCATACAAACTGGTACGATACTCTCTGGCTCATCTGGTGTGCAAGTCGCAACGGACGAGATGGTAACAGTCCCGCCAGGAAACCTTGCAACAAACGGCAGGGCAAGTATATCCGCGCATGCACTTGCCTATGGGCCAGGTGGCAATATCGCAGCCGGTGATATCTTCGGGCCGTGTTGTAAGTCGCTCTTGCAGGTTGTGAATAGCGCGTTCTCAGGCGGACAGGCAGCACGAGACTACCAGGCAGTGGCCCAAGAGGATATAGACGGTGCAACCGCTTCCCTGACTTCACAGATTGGCGCATCAATCCATATCGTAGGCCCGCCCGATGAAACCCTGATCATGCCCATACCCTGTAGTATTCAGAGTATGAGTAGTCAGCCTGTTGGGGCAGAAGCGACATCTCTCACCGTCTCAGTACAAGAATCCTGCCACCCGGCTGCTTATACTACTTCGGCATTTCAGCAACAGGCTAGCGTCGTGCTTGCTTCCTCTGCCCCTGCTGGAATGACCCGACTTGGGAAGATGAGCATACAGAACATGAGAGCCTCACTTACCGACCAGACCATCACCCTCCGGGCGCATCTTCTCGGCGTTTTCGGCTACCAGTATGATAGCCAATCACTTGCTCGTCAACTCTCAGGCAAGAGCCTGCAGGAGGCAACAACGCTGTTATTCAGTCAACCGGGCGTGAGTCGCATCCAGATTGCGGGTTCATTGCCCAGGCAGGCCAATCATTTACGCTTCGTTGTGCTCTACCAGGAGGTGCAACCATGAGAAAACTAGATATCAATGGGAGCCTCAGAAGCTTTAATGTCTGGTGGGATTCCTTTATCCTTGAGCTTATCAAGCCCGCCGCTATCCTATCAATGGGGCTAGGAACAGTCGCCATTTTCAATCTGCAAGGACTAGCCATACAGCCCTGGTTTGTCGTCTTATGGGCTATTGTCCAGGCGGTGAGTATAGACGGGTTGTTTTTCGCTACCTGGGATCGGCTGTTCAGCCAGAGGCTCCGATGGGCTAATGCATTGGCCATCGTCGGGCTAACATTTATTGGCCTCGTCTTAGCCCTCATAGCTATCGCCATCAATGCCATTCTCGGCTTTCAAGTCTTGTGGGCTATAGCCGATAGCCAGCAAGCTATGGCTCGACTCGGCATTAGTAGCAGCCTTTTTACCTTTGTGCGGGCTATCCTGGCTGTAGCCATTTTCATTATGATGGCCTATGTCCGGAGCCATATACGGGCGACAGAAAAGGCTACGGGGAGGACTACGAAAAAGGCTATGGTGGCTATTGTTGAAGCGGAGCCTCTAGCCATCCCTGAAATAGCCGTAGCTATGCAAAAGGCTACGCCGCTCATAGCCAATGGACATAGCCCTGAATTCAAAAAGATCATGCAGGCATGGCTACGGCATAGCCAAAGTGGGCAGAAAATCAACATGAAGGCTATAGCCGAGGAAGCCGGTGTTGGCTATAGCACCGTGAAGAAACATGCCCCTGAAATCAAGAAAGAATTAGCATAGTTCATGGGGCTGTAGCTCAAGTAGCAGAGCGCCCGTAGAGGCCGGGAATACCTGATTGGTGCCTTTGCGCCGGTTCGGTATGAGATGCTGGTGCAAGGCCAGTCAGCCCCATCAGAGAAAGGACAATCATATGCCTGCATGTGACCACGATTATCAGTTTAGCCACTTCGACGCTGATGGCTGAGCCGTGTACGTTTGCTCCCGGTGTGGGAGCACATCGACGAACTGCCTCACCAGTTAGAAAGGACAATCGCATGTCAGTTTTAGGATGGATGCCTCCACAAGAGGTGAAGCGCCTGCTTGCCACGATCAATCAGCAGCGCAAGCAAATTGACGCACTATCGAAAGACCTCGCCATGCTCAAAGAGCGTGATGCACTACTCAGGCAAGCAGAAGCCGCGCTCAACGAGGCAGAGCGCCAGGCGCAAGAGTCGAATGGTCTGTTGCTTACCACCATCGAGCAGCAATCCGACGAGATTGCACGACTGCAAAAGGAACTTGACATGGCTACTGTCGAACGGCCAACCGTGCCAGCACGACCAACGCGCAGAAAGGCGGCACCATGACAAAAGCAAAGCGCAAGCCAACAACTGAAAAATTAGCTGAGGCTCTTAGTCTTGCAGGTGCATCGAAATGGATGATCGATAATGCCAATGCGGGCTACTACGATGATTATAAATCCCCGATTGCCCTGCCTATCTATCAGCTTGTGCAAGATGCGAGAGCCGAGGGGCTCATGGATATCGTGCATCGTGCAAAGAATTGTGACTTCGATGCGCAAAAATGGGAAGCAGATGAGTGGGCGCAGAGTCCAGAGGGGAAACTCGCCTTTCAGGAAGCTATGCAAATCACGAGCAAGAACGGCGGTGATGCATGACCATCTTTACTGTAGTGGATGTACTCTTTTTCTTGTTCGTCTTCGGCGCAGTGGTGGTAATCCTTACCGTTGTCATCCAGCAGGTGATCAAGTATTACATGGTGTCGAAGACCACGTACTACACGCTCATCATCCAGCAACTCTTGCACAATGAGAACGTTCTCAAAGATATGCCGTTTCCATTTCCATCGGATGAGGTGCTGCAAGCCATGCTGCGTGACTTTATCTCGGAAGCAAAGAAAGCAGGTGAACCATGACCATCGTGCAAAAATGGATTGATGACTATGGCATGTACATTCTCGATGACGAGCGCCATGTTTTCCCTATCACCGCAGCCGAGGCGATAGAACTTAGCTCGTGGATCAATGCGCACATGCCGCAACTGACTGAAATCATCCATCGTAGAACAGGAGAGACAAGCAATGAAGCTTCAACGACTTTTACAGATATTCCGAATACATAAGTTAGCCCGGCGTGGTCTATACCAACTCGGTAGAATTGCCGGGGTACAATCAGGCGAATTGCGTGCTGTCTACCGAGCAGGCAGGCACGATGGCAAAGAAGAGCGATTGCGCGAGGCTATCCATCAAGAGGTGATATACGCGATTGAACCGCTTACAGTGTCATCCCCTATCGTCGAGATCGATTATACACAAGCGCATCCCTACCAGCAGACCGCACCGCCTGCTAACCAGCACTTTACATCGAGGATCCGCACACAAGAGCTAGCGGCCGTGCGACCTGTCAAATCGCCACTACGTCAAAGCCACCTCGCGAAGATGGTTGATACGGCTGTCATCGCAACGGTGCGCCCGCCCTGGCTCAAAGATCTCTTGGCACAACCATCAACGCTTCAGGAGTTGGAAAAAGACGCCTGGCTCACCGGCGATACCGGATGGGAGCCAACCGTCAAGGCATCTGTTACACTGCCAAAGGTGAAGAAAGCAGGCTAGTCACTAGCCTGCTTTTCAGGTATAATCTAAGCAAAAAGGAGGATATTCTTATGGGCGGCAGAGGATCAGGTGGGTCATCTGGCGGCGGCGGCGGAGGTGGTGGTGGGTTACAGGGTTCAGAGAAGCAAGTGGCCTGGGCAAAAACTATCATAGTAGGGGAACAATCAGCCTATAATAGCCATATGAATAATATGGCACATCATTCATTAGCACAGCAACCAAGAGGCAGAAACGCGCTCCTAAAAGCATATCAAGATACCTGGAAAAATGCCAGTAACCAGGCGTCCTGGTGGATTGATCATCGTGGAGGGAGAGCGGCCAATGTCCTGGCAGATCAAGCCGACAAGCTCTTTCATAGTAAAATGAGGAACAAGTAAGATGCATTCCTTAGCGCGTGCTCTATCCACCTGGAACACTGTCTTTCCATCAGACAACGAGTACGATATTCCGTTCATTCGGAACAATGGCCGGTTGCCCTCTGCACTTATTGCCTGGGGCAGCCGCCCGAAGTTGCTGGATGTCGAGGAAGGGAGTAACATGGCAGTCCATTTCTTCCTCGATGACTACCGCTTTGAAAGCCTCTGGAATCGTCCAGCATGGAGTCTCGATGTACTGGGGCATGTAGGGTTGGCACTCTCCCCTGACTTCTCGCTGTATCGGGATATGCCCGTCGCCATGCAAATCTGGCAGGTGTATAGAAATAGGTGGCTTGGCTGTTTCTGGCAAGAGCACGGTATCCAGGTTGTTCCCACAATCTCTTGGTCAGAGCCTCACGACTTCTGCTATTACGGCGTAGAGCCTGGTTCTATTGTTGCTGTGTCTCCTGTTGGTGTTCAGGATATGCTTGCCCGCCATCTCTTCAGGGCGGGCTTTCAGAAAATGATCGATGTACTTTCTCCCTCGGCTATCCTGTCCTATGGGGAACTCATCCCTATCATTGGCACGATGCCAGATATCCCCATCGTGACGTTCCCAACACATTGGGAACAGCACAAACCACGACGTAGCCCACGCAAAATACAACTTCCTATCGCAATCTAAACGAGTTTTCTGAGAAGTGCCCAAATTGGTCAAAAAAGCCTTGACAAATAAAAAGCATTCAGGTATACTAAGCATAGAGGTTAGAAATGCTAGCCCAAGAGTCAAGGAGAAACGGAAATGGCATTTAGTTTCGACAGACGCGGATATGTCAATCCAGATCAAGCACGAATTGACGAGAACCGCGCAAGGATGGCGCGGGAATCGAAGATCATTTCAGAGATTGTAACTCACCTCCTCGCTGGAGCAAGCGTTGAAGATGCGGTGGCACAGGTTGAAGGTGCAACCCTTGAACAGACGCGATTATGGATTGCAGAGGGTCGCATCACCGACCCAAAGTATTACGATCATCCATATCGTGCAACTGATCAGGACTTGCACTAGGAGGTGCCCAATGACTATCGATCAAATGGCGAAGGCCCTCACTGATGTAGGGGCCTGTTTCGCGGTCACAACCGCGAAGACGATCCTGCCAAGTGACCCGTCTGGCAGCAGGCCATCGTATCACATCCATCCTGATGCTTCCAATCCTCGCCAGGATGACATCGAGCGGGTCTACTCGCAAGAGCAATTTCGGGATTGGATCAATACAGCGAAGGCAGCCAGGCGTGCTGTCTCGCAAGAAAAGGCATATCCGTTGTGGATTGCCTATCAAGATCGGTGGAGCCGATGAAGTTTAGAGTCGATATAGCCCTCGCAGGAGGGCAGAAAGGAACGAGACAATGGAGATTTATGCGGTTGTTGTATATGAGATGAAAGACGAGAGAGAGGAGCGACAGCCTGTCTATTCCGAGCAGGAGCTGCAGGCTGAGCTTTCATCGGTACAGATTGAGTTAAAATCAAAGGGCACCTATGTAGTAGGCTTCCACATTGATGCGCCGAAGCCCAAAGACTACAAATAGCTCTCCCCATCCATCCCTGCCGCCTGGCATCGTCCAGGCGGTTTGTCAAGAAATAGCCCTCACAGGAGGGTAGAAAGGAACGAACAATGGCAACCCGACAGTATAGTGCCTCTGGAACGGTTTTCCAGAGAAATGAGTTCATGAAAGGGTATCCCGACTACTACGAGAGGAGTTGGGACTTCCGCGATGAGCGGTATATGGCTTCTTCGCTTGAGGAAGCTACTGAGAAAGTACGGCGAGAACACCAGGTTCGTGATGATCAGTATGGCCTTGTAGAGATCCGTGATCTGGAAATCAAGGATCTCGGGAAACTTCGGTCTAAAGGCCCTGTCAGCATTCAGACTGGCAAGTCGTACAATTGTACTACGCTCATCACAGTGCAGGCACGGAACATACGTAGCGCAGAACAAGAGGGGTACATCCCCATGCGAGGAGCCATGCGCTGTGAGGTCACATGGCGTGACGTGGACTGGCACGCCAAAAAGCATGATGAAAAAGCTGAATGGTTCCTTGACTGCCCAGTAGGAGAGGAACCTGAGTCTCGTAAAAGAGGGCGTATTGCCCTTGAAGCGGATCAGACGCCAGACCTGGAGCATTACACATAGTGGCAATTCCTCCCCCGGGGCAGAGCATCGAGCGTGCCGCCTGGCATCGTCCAGGCGGCTTTTGTATGTCTCTTGCAAACTGCTTCACTTTCCGCTATACTTACCATAAGAACTTGAGGGAAGTCGCCTATGCTGTGCAGTGATACCGGCCATACTGAGGCCATCAAGATCAAAATGCCGGTTGACCTGGCAAAAGATATTAGTTACTGGCTTGAGGCCATCAAGCAGCTAGGCGGCAACGGTCGCATCACGCTTGACATCTCAGGCGGCAATGTGACCAGCACAGAAGCCACGATTAAACGCCATCGTAACAAAAAGGTGTCGTAGCAGCCTTCGGGCCATTCGCAGACGCTAGAGGAGTGAAATGCTCTTCTGGTGTCTTTTTGTTTTTATGGAGCCAATTATGCCACGAACCAATGAACAGATTTACCACGACGTTACCCGCAAGATACGCCAGATCGAAGCACAGAAAGTCCGAGCACAGCAACACTTCCAGCCACGCTATAAAGGGCGTAACTTCATCCTCTCCTGCTGGTGTGGCATCGCCTTTGTGAGTGATTGCATTGAACGCTCCGACTTGGAGCGGCTGATCTCATTTATCAACGAGCATTGCGAGTGCGCACCAAAGGAGATGAAAAAATGAATACCGTAACTCTCACCATTATCCATGTACTCTACATCATGACGCTCGATACAACACAAATAACCACTCAGGTGGTGAAAGTAAAATGAGAGTTGCTATGCTGCGCCTGCTCATTGCCGCCGCGTTCTTCTGCCTCGTCGCTGGCTTTCTCGTCGGCTATGGCGTGCGTGCTGCATTCTGGCCTGCCGTGCAAGTCCATACACAACAATTCGATGTCACGACACAGCAGATACACTTGGATAAGCTCTATTGCCATGTGTCGGCCACACTCGTTGACCCTGCTGTACGCTACACCTTCACACAAGATATCGTGTGCAGTGCAACGCCGGAGGGAAAGCCGTGATCTCTGTCTACTCTGCCATCATCCTTGTCACCACAGGCGTCGTCTTATCGCTCATCTGCGCTACTTACGGAATTCTGGTCCATATGCGCTATCTGGATCGACGCCTCTATAAGCCGTATCCGAAGAAACAGAACACACAGCAGATACCAGCGGTGAAACCATGAGCAAGAAGAAACGTAAGAAGTGGTCGCGTGAAACGAAATTCCAGCGATACGCGGCGCAATTCTGGCAGGATATCGATGCGGCTTTTCGTGTCGAAGGGATTGCATTTGAGTGGGGCCGTCACCAGGAGAAGGCGCGTGAAGTTGCGGAACCTGTCCTGGCAAAATGCCTGTATGACTTTGCAGAGCATATATGTAGCAATCTGCGATTTACCTTTGTAAGAGATATTCCAGATTTACGAGAGAAGCCGTGAGTGAAATACGCAAATCCTCACATATACGCACAAGTGCTAGGCGTCCAGGTCACAAGCTCACGAAACGACAGACACGCGAGTCGCAAGAGAAATTCCTTGCATCCTTTGCTGCTAAGGGGATTGTGCGTGTTGCTTGTGTGGATGCGGGTATAGATCGCTCAACAGTACGCAACTGGGAAGAGCACGATGAGACGTTTTCTTTTCGCTACAATCAGGCAAAAGAAGATGTCAATGATGCTATCCGTGAAGAAATAAGAAGTCGTGGGATGGAGGGTGAAGAGGAATATGTGGTGAGCATGGGGAAGGTTGTCTATTGGAATGGGCAGCCGCTTACCATGCATCGCAAGAGTGACCAATTATTGATGTTCCTTGCACGTGCTCGTATGGTAGAGTTTAGGGAGAAGCAGGCCATTGAAGTCAGTGCTGCCTCTGATGTCTCAGGCTTCAAGGAGCTGCTGCTCCAACGAGTAGCACGGCTGGAGGGGAATGAATGAAGGTATCTACCTGGAAACGACAGCAACGACATCTCAATGCGATGCGTGTCTATTGGGCAAAGGTCTATACCAAAGATGGCCTGCGACGTGTGCCTATGCCATTTGTGGAAACCTATACCGAAGAGGGCGAGATTGTTCCATTGCCACAGATGAAGTGGAACAAGGAAACGCCTGCTCTTGATCATATTCCACGCAAGCCTTGTCCATTTACCGAAGTGCAGGAGTGGAAGCCAATCACGGCACGGCTGGAGGATCGGGAATGATAGGCACGGAAGTTGTACAGCGTACTTCGTTTGATTATAACTCACTGGATATTGAAATGCGCATTTTCGTACTGGAAAAAGCGGCTACTATCCAGGCACGATTAAAGCGTACTGCTGAAGATATTGTTGCTATTGGGCAAGAACTGATAGAGGTTAAGGAGAGGCTACCATTAGGGACGTTTGAAAGTTGGCTACGGGATGAGTTTGATATGAGTCAACGATCAGCAGAGAGATTTATGCAAGTCTCTGAACGCTTTAAAGATAGCCCAGTCGTCAAAATGGCGGGTACTCCAAGTGTGCTTTATGCATTAGTAGACTCAGATGAAACTATTATACAAAAGATAGAGTCAGGCGAAATACTTCCAACCTTATCAGCAATCCGAGAAGCAAAACAAACTTTTAATCCAATTCAGCATGGCATGGGTCAAAGTAAGGTTGTAGCCTGGAATACACCATCAGCAATTGTGGATGAGGTAGAAGAGATGTTAGGTGAAATCGATGTTGACCCTGCCAGCAATAGCAAAGACACCCCAAATGTACCAGCAACTATGCTCTACACAGAAGACGACGACGGGCTATCTCAATTATGGAAAGGGCGTGTATTTCTCAATCCCCCTTATGGTAGGGAAATAGGCGAGTGGATAGTAAAGCTTGTACAGGAATATGAGGATGGAAATGTCGAAGAAGCTATCGCTCTTGTGCCAGGGCGTACCGATACACAGTGGTTTCGGGCGCTATTCAATTATCCGCTCTGCTTCATCTCTGGCAGAGTGCGTTATTCCAATGGAGCCGGCGCGGCTCCATTTCCAAGTGTCTTAGTGTACATGGGCACGCGAATAGAAGACTTTATATCTGTCTTCAAACATCATGGCCCTATTATGAAACGGATGTCTTATGAGTATTAGTCTTGCACAAGATTTCGTGGCGGCGATTCAGTGGTCGTGTATGATGCGAGAGAAATACCTTTCCCATTTCTATGGGAAATATTCAGTTGATAGGCGCTATGTCTATGTTGATAAAAGCTCCTGCTCTACCTTGCTGCAAAAAGAGCTTGCAGTTGACACTATTATGCAATGGCCTACTCCTCACACTTCTATCTGTATTGAAGAAAAGATAGTGCAATGGCCTGGATATAAGCATGTGAACTTTGCCCTGGAGGTAGAGTCTTGTACTACTGTTGGGAGAGAGCGCGGCGGTTGGATGCGCTATGCTGAGGCTGATTATCTCCTATATGCTTTTGCCTATGAGAATGATAGCGGGTTAGATGTCTATTTGATTGACTTTCCAAAGTTGCGTGGATGGTTCTGGCAAGTGCATGAAGAACGCTATAAGGCCAATGACTACGTGATGCCTAACACCCTCAATCACACTCGTATTGCGAAAGTGCCTATCAAAGACGTGCGAGACGCTGTACCAACAGCGCGTTACCTTTGCAATAGCGAGGGATGCGTATTCATTCCAAAGCGAGGTTCAGCATGAGTCTTGATCTTGCCAGCCTCACCGATGAGCAGGCCGCGCACCTGTACTACGATTGGGACATCTGGAGCCGCCCAAAGCAAAAGGAGCCACCTGGTAACTGGCGTGTATGGCTCATCCTGGCTGGTCGTGGCTTTGGCAAGACACGCACGGGCGCTGAATGGATACGGGCGCAGGTGGAACAAGGCAAGTGTAAGAGATTAGCATTAGTAGGTCGCACGGCTGCTGACGTGAGGGATGTTATCGTGGAGGGCGAATCAGGCATCATGGCAGTATCGCCGCCCTGGTTTCGACCACGCTATGAACCATCGAAGCGTCGGCTTACCTGGCCTAATGGCGCTATCGCTATCACCTATTCAGCAGATGAACCCGACGCACTCAGAGGGCCACAGCATGATGGTTTCTTCGCAGATGAACCGGCTGCGTGGGAGCGAGAAGAGACGTGGGATAATCTCATGTTTGGCCTGCGCTTGGGCAAGAACCCGCGAGGCGTTGCAACTACAACGCCAAAGCCTACCAAACTGATTAAGACGCTTATCAAATTATCAACAACCTCCGTCACTCGTGGCACAAGCTATGAGAATCGAGCCAATTTACCACCGGCCTTTTTCAATGAGATCATACGCCGCTACGAGGGTACACGCCTGGGCAGGCAAGAGATCAACGCTGAAATACTGGAGGACTTAGAGGGCGCGTTGTGGAAGCGCGGCATGATCGAAGAGACGCGGGTCACGAAGCATCCAGACTTGCAACGTCTCATCGTGGCAATAGACCCGGCAGTTACGGCAGAAGAGGGGAGCGATGAAACTGGCATTATCGTGGCAGGGCTTGGCACAGATGGACAGGGCTATGTGCTCTCAGATAAATCGCTACGTGCCAGCCCGAACGAGTGGGCGCAAGCCGCTATCACTGCATACCACCTGCACAAGTGTGATCGTATCATTGGCGAGGTCAACAATGGAGGCGACTTAGTTGAAACGGTCATTCGCAATATTGAGAAGTACATCCCGTATACCGCTGTGCGTGCCAGCAGAGGCAAGCAGACACGCGCCGAACCTGTAGCCGCCTTATACGAGCGTAAGATGATACACCATATTGGCACATTCCCTGAACTGGAAGATCAACTTTGCGGGTGGGAGCCTGGCATGGCGCAATCACCAGATAGACTAGATGCCTTAGTGTGGGCATTTACTGAACTTATGACCGGGACTGAATTATCACCGGTTGAACACATCGCAGCGATGCAACGTCGCGCACAACTCGCACGAGAAAGGACATACGTACATGGCAAACCTTGACCAACCACAAGCCTACTCGTCGGACGCGGTAGCCCCTGGCGATACTGCCTACGATTGGGTAGCATCCGTTCCATCATCCCTTGATGGGCCACCGTCAACCCCGGCACAACCACAAGGCATGTTCCCGCAGCAGAGCTTACCGAACCTCAACCCTGATGTAATCCCTGCTGTGCAGATGGACAAATACGTATTTCATGAACTGCCTGGCTACACACAACCAGCAAGTGATGCATACCCGCAAGGAAACTAACGAGGGAAGCCATGAGTCGCCGCAAACATCGCACGAGAACGCCTGTCCTTGAACGGGCCGCAGGCTATACAGGGCCTATGGGCATCCAGGGCAACTTTAGCTCGTATGCTGGCTCATCGGTGACGATCCCGGTACAAGTCCTGGCTCAGATGTTGCAGAATTTAGCGCCACAAAAGAATCAGGCCAAAGACTTCGCACCTGGTAGCCCACTGCGTCCATATGAGGGCGTTGTACCACAGGGCGGGCCGCGTCAATGGTCTTACCCCGTTGGCTACAACATCCACGCCAATGATCGGACGCTTGGCATTCCTGATGTGCCAACTTTTCAGCAGTTGCGTAACCTTGCCATGCTCTATAGCGGCATCACCTTATGCGAACGGGTCATTCTGGACATGATCCCGAAGTTGGAGCCGCAGGTGAAGCTCAAAAAGAAACTCGTTGAAGCGGGGGCCGATGAGAATGCCTATACTGGCGCAATCACGCGCTGGATGGCCTTCCTTGAGATGCCATCACCGGGCCAGCGGCTTGACATCCATTCCTGGCTGCGTATGGCCTGGACTGAGCAAACGCAGGTTGACGCGCTGTGCCTCTTCAAGCACAACACGAAGGGCAAGCACCTCTTTGGCTTAGAGATCGTATCAGGCGATAGCATTAAGCCGCTCTTAGACGAGCGTGGCATGCAACCGCAGCCACCTTTCCCGGCCTTCCAGCAATACCCCTATGGTGTGCCAGGCGACCAGTATACGCTTGAACAGATGCTCTACTACCGGGAGTCGCCACGCGCCAACACGCCCTACGGCTTTAGCCGCATCGAGCGGATCATCTTAGAGGTCAACCAAGCACTACGTAAGAAGAATAAAGACCTGGCACGCTTCACGGAAGGTAACCTGCCAAGCGGTATCATGGAGGTGCCGAATACCGCGCTGTGGACGCCCGATCAGATTGATGCCTATGAGCAGGCATGGAATGGCCTGCTGGCTGGCAACGTACAACAGCAGGTGCGGGTCAAATTCATGCAGCCGGGCATGAAGTATACGCCAATACTCGACTATACCGGTAGCCAGCAGATGACCGAATTTGACCAGTTCTTGCTGAACGTGACGCTTGGCTGCTACGGCCTCTCGATGGGGGATATCGGCTTCACGGAGGACATTCACAAGTCAAGTGGCGACAGTCAGCAAAACATGATGTTTCGTCGCACGCTGGCGCCGCTTATCTCCATCTATGCCCGCATGCTGACAAATCTTCTATGCGAAGCCTTTGGCGATGACGAGTTGGAGGTGCATTTCAGCGGCTTTGAAGAGCCAGAGGACTTGAATCAATTAGCCTCGGCCTATGGCAGCCTCGTGCAGAACGGACTCATCTCACCCGCCGATGCCGCGCACATCCTGAAGCTACCCGATGTGCCACAGACCGGGCCGTTCATCTTGTCTAAAGGCGGGCAACCACTATTTCTGGATAACTTGGCAGATCATGCATACCGCAAAGCGCAGTTTGACGCGCAGATGGTGGGCCTCAAGCTGGCGGCAAATGGGCCACCGCAAGCAGCACCGCAAGGCGAAGAGGCGTCAAGCGATGAAAATGCGGGCAATAGCGAAATGGATGAGGGCGACGAGGAGGCAGACGAAGCCCTGTCCGATTTGCAACGCTTTGACCCGGTGCATGCCTATCATGGCGAGTTTGGTTACTACACATCAGGTACGAAAAAAGTCGGGGCAAAGAAGACGGGCACGGTAAAGAGCAAGACGCCGAAGAAGAAAGGGCCGAAACTCAGCAAGAGAGATCGCTATGTTGTTAGGATGGGCAAGTATGCCACGCGCTTTGAAAAACTGTCGAACAAGAAATCTGGCAAGAAGTGGTCGGCAGCGCAAGCATCAGCCGCCGGGAAACTGAGCGGGATTTTTGAGCAACTAGCCAGGAGCATAGAGGGAGGCAACCAGGCACGTACTGATGGCCTCTTTGACCAGGCATCGGCGCAGGCGAGGATCGTCTTTGGCAACAACCCCAAAGGCATGAACGCCATGGTCCGGGCTTTAACGCTCATGGACAATGCCAATGACAAGGGTATCCGTGTAGCAATTGGCGAATATGACGATGAGGACGATACGGATGAGAATGAAGAAGCGGCATTTAGCAACCTGGACGATGAACTGGACGAAATGGGAGGCGATGAGGACGAAGAAGAAGTTGATGATCCCGCTTCGCGGGCTAATCAAGAGGATGATGTGAAACGCCTGCTTGCCGCCGTTGAAGAACTCTTGCGCCGTGAACGTGCAAAAGAAAGGGAATTGATCGATGTCACGCGGCCATACCAGGACACGCAAGACGAAGCGGGAACAACTAGCCGAGATGCAGCAAGTGATGGAGCAGGAAATAGCGAAGTTGCCGCTGCACGAGCAGGCGAAGATGCTTGCTGCCCTGGAGCGCAAGGGACTGATAGAGATAGAGCAACCAGCGCCGAGTACCGGCATTGGCGTGAACGTGCGATCAAGGACGTTCGGGAGGGCAAGGCGTTCAGGGGCTTTACGACCACGCTTATACCAGAGGCGACCCATGACCGTATCACGCGAGCCTTAGAGCAATGTGTCAATGCCGATGAGGTGAAGGCGGTCTTTAGCCGGGCGCAAACGGTGCAAGAGCAGGATAGCCAGATTGCAGGGGCATCGCCCCAACTGGACTACGATACAGATAGTAAGATATGGGAGCCTGAAAATGTCGAAGCACAGTTGGACGCGCTGCGCAAGCAGGGTACATACCTCGTATGGCACGCGCACTCATCGCCAAGCGGCGTGTGCCTGATTTGCGCTCCCAACGATGGCGTCATGCGCAAGATCGGGGAAGCGTTTCCAAGCGGGGCAAAATTACCGCAATTGCACCCGAACTGTCAATGTACCGTCGAAGTCATCAAGGAGCCACTTGGCACCATCACTGGCGGCGCCGTGAAATAACAGAAAGGAAACAGATTATGTCAGATCAAGTTGATGGATTGAACGCTGCGAACGATCAAGCGACGCAGCACGAGAGCAATGGTTCGCGCGGCATTCTGGACGGGTTTGCGCCCGGCGCCTTTGGCGTGATGGTTACGACCACCGATGTCAAGGCCATGCCCGGCATTCCAACGATTGTGTTGCTGAATAGCGATGAGGGCAATATCATGGCCGAGCATCACAATATCAATATGTTGCCGGTGCCAGGGCCGCTCCCGCCGCAAGGAGATTTTAGCAAGGGATGATTGACCCATTCACGTGTACGGTAGAAGTAGTGAAGTCATGATAAAGAAACAATCGCTCGACCTCTATGGGCCTATCTCACTGTACGATGTGCCGTTGCCTCGATATGTCAAGGCAACGCATTGCAAGCAGTGTCATAAGGTCACGAGCATGACCTTTACTGATGGCAAGGAACGCGATCCGCATACAAATCCAAGACTCAAATGGATACCTTGGTGTGAATGTGAGGTGGTGAAATGACTAAGTACCTGATCAACGCATACTTCACTTGCCCGCGCTGGCATCACCCGCTCTTCTATATCGTGCCTGATGGCATCGAGATCAAGTGCAAGTGGTGCAAGGACAAGCATTTTATCGGGCGGTCGCATTTTGAGCAGGCATGGAATGACATTTCCAAGATGGAAACGAAACCCTTGCTTGCAGTGGTGAGATAAGATAAGATATGCTGGCAGTATGAAACAAGAAGAATTGATGTTTCTCTCAGCCAGGAGCCACATGCAGGCCATTATCAAGGCGCTGCAACGAGAAGGCACATCGTATCAACAGGCAAAGCGCCTTCTCATTGCAGCATACTTGCATGAGCAGTATCCAGATTTGCACTTCAGTATTGAAGATGTCACAAAAGTACAGGCATCCTCTCCTGAAGAGAGCGTCTTGAGCTTTGATATTGACGTTGTAGTGAGTAACATTGGTGGGCATGATATATCGGCTATCGCGCAAGAGGTCAAGGAGTATCTCTATAGCCTCCAACCTCTGCCAGAGATAGACAACCCGCACTAAATACGCTATACTACTCGTAGATATTAGTAGGCCATAAGGCCATTCTGTAAAGGATGGTCTTATGCCTGAGAATACACACCTCAAAGAGATATCCCCTGAAGACCTCGCGTCTTCGTTCCAGGCCGAACTTACCCGCCTGGAAGCCCTTTCACTCGATGATGAAACGCTTGACCTTGCCCGCCGCTACTATTCGCAAAAGGAACGTAAATCGATGAATGCGAGTAGTTTCTGTGGCCCGCATCGTAGCTTCCCAATCACCTCACAAGCAGATGTTTCCAATGCTGCCCGTCTGATCGGGCATGCCGATAATCCTGATGCTGTGAAGTCCTGCATTATCCGCAAAGCCAAAGCAAGCGGCTGGTCACTTCCTGATGCCTGGACATCTGGCGGCGATGGCGACCGCGCAGATGAGGCAGAGCTTGAACGCGCCAAAGCCGCCGCCGTGCATGACCCATATACTGGCAGGCACTCACATGGACATCCACATGAGATTGATGGCTATGCGCACGAGCACTCGCACGAGCACACGGGAGACGCAGAACACGATCATTCTCATATCCATACCAACCGTGCTGAGATGCCTATGACCGCCTTCCTGTATGCCCCAATCGTGCGTATCGATAAGAGTACCTGGGAAGTTGAAGGCGTGGCGACCTCGGAAGCCGTTGACAGCTTCGATACGGTCTTCAGTTACAAAGCCAGTAAAAAAGCCTTCCAGAAATGGATTGAGCGTACCGCGAACGTGCGTGAGATGCACGAGAAGAAAGCCGTTGCTAAAGGCATCGGCATCTTTTTTGATGACGATAAAAAGCAAATCATCGTGCGCAGCCGGGTATCACGCGGGGCACCTGACACCTGGGCCAAGATCGAAGATGGCGTGCTCTCCGGCTATAGCGTCGGCGCGACGAAGCCTACATGGTCAACCGTTGAGCGCGAGGGCAAGAAATACCCCTACCTCGTCGGCTATGACCTGGCTGAGTTATCACTCGTTGATAGCGCATCCAACCCTGACGCGCATGGCCTGGTCATTGCACGCAATGATGGACTCAGCGACGTGATAGATGTCTCTGAGCAAGAGACGCCACAGCCAGAAGAAGAAATACCACCACCGGCAGCGCAAGAAACGATAGAACGCGCGGGCGCTCGCATCAGCCACATCACACAGGGCACACTTCATAATATGCGTGATGCACATTTGCAGGGCGCACAATCCGTGATGAATCTCTGTGGCTGCGACGAATGCCAGGGCGGGTGTAGTGCCCTTGATCCTGATGGCGATGGCGATATTGATATTATCGATGGCCTGGACGTTGACGGCGACGATGGTAAGGGACAGGACAACTGGGCAGATTGGCGTGCCATCGAAGCCACGATCCAGCGCCAGCTTGCCCCAATCATCCAGCGCCAACAGCACTTCCTTGCACAACTCGCAGCGCAACCTGAATTTGATCCTGAACTTATCCGCTCGGTGATCTCCACCGAGATCAATACATACCTCACGGCAGCGATAGCCCCACTTACTGAAGCTGTGGAACGCATTAAAGAGGCATCAAGCCAGTCTGAAGAACGCTCCATTTTGATGGAGGTTAAAGAGACGGTTGAACGCATCGCAGGGCAACCACAACCGGGGGGGCCAGTTCTTAACGCTGGCATCGCCGCCGAGAAACGACTTGCGAACGACCCGCGCCAATACATGCAAGGAGCGCCAGATCAGGCCGCTGTGAAGGCGGTACTGGATCGCTTGCAAGCATCGGGCGCATTAAACACCGTTGAAGCACAGACCGCCGCCGCATCGCTCCTGATTCAGCCGATGCCGGGGCGGATACCGACATAAAGGAAAATGTACTCATGTCTGTAGATACAGATCACTTGCCTGCGAACGCTCGTATTTCGCAAGGCAATACCGCCTACCCGGTCGGGGTGATTGAGGAAGGACAGAGCAATACCCTCGCAGCCCAGGCCGAGCAAGCGGCTCAGATGCGCACCTATGCGCAAGGCGGGGCGATCCCGCAAGAAGCTATCGAGCGCGTCAAGGCTGGCACGCTGCCGGGTATCGATCCAAGCGTCTTGAATGACCAGACCTTGCACGCCCTCATGAATGGCGAGATCACCCGCGACCAAGCGTTTGTGGGAAACAACGCCAACTTTACGGGCTACTACTTAGAGCCTGCGGCCAAGTACGTCATCCCGCAATACACGCCGCTGCGTAACATGCTCCCGCGCTTGCCAGGGCAGGGCATCGATACGATCAACTGGCGTGCCATCACGGACTACTTCGGCGGCTCAGGGCCAAGCGTTTCAACCGCCGCTTTGCAGCAGCAATCAACCCCGACTTCACTTAGCTACGTTTGGGTCAATGCCTCCAACGTCTTCAAGATGCTGGCGGTCAAAGACATTGTGACCTTTGAGGCTGAGGTGTATGGTCGCCTGTTCCAGGGCGATGTCAGGGCGACCGTTGCCGCCAAACTCATACCGGCGCTCATGCTGGAAGAAGAATACTGGTTGATCAATAGCGGTCAAAAGCTCTGGCCTCCCGCTCCTGCTTATAATCTGTCAACCGCGACGACCGGCGGCACGATTGCCGCTGCGACGAACTGGATACTGCTCACTGCTGTCAATGCCAACGGTGAGACGCTTGCCACCGGTGGCGGTTCGGCGACCGCCGTAAGTATCGTCACAACCGGCTCTACCAGTACCGTCAGTTTCAATATCCCGCGCGTGCCATCGGCCACCAAGTACAACGTCTACGTCGGTACAGGCGCGACGCAGCCCGCCAATAGCGCCATGTGGCTCCAATCAGCCGCCTCGCAGTTCGGCGGCGCAAGTGCACTCAACGACCCTGGTGGGCTTGCGCAGGGCTTCTTCACCGTGACGGCCACCGTTGCCTGGGCGACCTCTAGCACGGCATACTCAACGACCGTCACCAATGGCAATACCGCCATCGTCGTCAAGTCAACTGACGCAAACACACTCAATTTGCCACTCTCCTTTGATGGCGTTCAGTCGCTCGTCTACCTGAATAGCGCCGCCGCCTCTACCGTCATGGTGCAGGGCGAGACGCCGCTAATCAGACAGGTTGCCGCCGCAAGCGGGGCACTGGTATTAAGCGACCTCGATACGCAGTTGGAGAGCATGTACTTGAACGCGAAAGCCGATCCAGAGGTGATGTATGTCAGTGTGAAAGATCACAAGCGCCTGACACAGATCATCGCCAACGGCACAAACTTCCGTGTCACAGTGCCCAATGCCGATAGCAATGCGCTCAGTAACTTGATCGTAGGACAGCGTGCTACCAAGTACGTCAACCAAACCACCGGGCGGCTCATCGATATCGTGATGTTGCCGTACCTGATGCAAGGTTCGATCATCCTGGCAAGCTTGACCCTGCCATTCCCGGTGTCATCGATTGATCGGCCACCGCTGCGCGTCGAATACAACCGTGAGATGTGGGCGGTTGAATACCCGCCTGATCAGAGTCACACAACGCAGTGGATGTATGCGGCCTTCCTGAACGAAACGGTCGTGTGTCAATACCTGGGCGGGCTTTCCATCCTGAACGGTATCAGCTACGCCACGTCGTAGGTACAGCGTTGGTACAGTGAGGTGAGGGAGGGTGCTCCCTCACCTCGGAGGGGAAAGCTATGGAACTTACTGATCAGGTTGGCAGCCAGTTCGGTATCCCATCGAACCCGGTGGCAACGAACCAGCTTGTCGGGACGCCGGTCTATGCCACCGCTACATCAAGTACCGGGGCGGCAATATCGGCCTCGCTCCCGGCTGTCGCAGGCAAGACAACCTATATCAATGGCTTTGTGGCAGGAGTTGACGCAACCGCCGCCTTTTCCAACTTCGTGACACTCAGTCTCGACGGGGGAACCACAACCCACATGAATTTTACGCTTGCCTCCACGACTTCAGTGCCAGGGCAGGTCAACATCGATTTTCCCGACCCGATCCCGGCAAAGTCAGCCAATACGACAATCGTCGTATCAATCCTGGTCGGCGCTGGTGGCACATCTAAAGAGGCGATTAGCGTCTTTGGCTATCAATTATAAGGAGAAAGCAGATGGCAGACGAAGAAGAGAAACCAGAAGAGGAAGCCGCGCCAGCGCAAGCAGAAGCGCCGCCTCCTGTCCAGGCGCCTGATCCTTTCGCGGTGCTCGTCTCACGCCTGGATCAGATAGAAGCGCGACTCATGGCGCTTGAGCGTATCGCGCATAGTGAGCATCATATTGACGCTGAAGGCGTGCAGCAGATTGCCGCCGCCGCCGTTGCACAGGTCAACGAACAGATACGCAGGCATTTAGGACTTGGTGGAGAACCAGCCAGGGGATAAACCGTGACCTTTGGATCAACCGATCTTAGCAATACGACCGTTGGCACCAACCAGGTGCCAGTCAGCGCCGTCTATGTGCCGAATACGGCATCAAGCAATCTGACCGCGCTTGAAGGCATCGCAGTCAATACCGATGGCAATAGCCAGAAATCGTCGGCTGCTCGTGTTGGCCTCAAGGACGGAGATGACGTAGCACTCGGCACAACGACCGATGCCAGTTCTGCCAATACGCTGATCGGCTTGACGAAAGCAGTGAAGGCCAATACAGCAGTGCTGCCTGCTCAGGGGCAGGCAGCGATGGCAGGCTCCATGCCGGTCGTGCTTGCCAGTAACCAGGCAGCGGTGCCAATCGGCGTCGTGGCGGGTACGGCGCTGACCGCCGACCAGAGCAATACAATCCTGAAAGCCTCGCTCTATGTCAAGAAATCGGCTAATGCCGATACGGTTATCGCGCTAGGCAGCGCCACCTCAGCGAATAGCCTTCCAGTCGTGCTTGCCAGCGATCAGGGGTCCTTTTCGGTGACGGCTAACATCGGCACGACCAATGGACTTGCGCTTGATAGCTCAGTCAATGGCGTGCTCGTCTCGCAAGGTTCGACGACATCAGGCGAGAAAGGGCCGATGGTGCAAGGGGCGGTCACGACCAATGCACCGTCCTATACGACCGCACAAACAAGCCCCCTCTCCTTAGATACAAGTGGTCTGCTCCGTGCAAGCCTCAAAGATACGCCAGCGAATACCAATAATCTGAATGTCAACCTAGCGGCTTCTGCTGCAATCGTGACCGTTTCAGCCTCCAACTTGCAAACCAACGTCAATCAGTTCGGGGGCAGCGCCATAGCCACCGGGACGGGCGCAGGCGGCGCGGGTATTCCAAGAGTCACGATCTCCAATGACTCATCACTCGCGGCCAACCAGAGCGTCAATCTCAACCAGGTCGCAGGGAGCGCCGTCGCCACCGCCGCATCAGGCATTATCAAGGTCGGCTTAACTGATGGCTCTGGCAACGTCTTGAACTCTAGTTCGAATGCCTTGAACGTCTCGTTGCAAGCATCAGGCTCCAATAGCGCAACGCTCCAGAGTGCGCAGACAGGTAATGCCAATGGCACAAGTTTGACCGTGCTTGGCATGGCGGCGGTGACATTCACCGTGACCGTGAGCGGCTTTACCGGAACCGTCAACTTTGAGGGATCAGAAGACAATTCCAACTGGTCAAGCCTGTTGTGCGTGCAATCAGGCACGACCACGACAGTCACGAGTACAGGCGTAGCAGGGCAGTTCGTGGCTTCTTGCGCGGGCCTACAAAGTGTGCGGGCCAGGACATCGGGCGTCACAGGTGGCAACGTGACCGTGACCGGGCATGCGGTTCCTGTGAGCTATGGCAACGTGGCGACGGCGGCAGGCGGCGCCAATGGGAGCATAGGATCAACGGGCGCGGCTGTTCCTGCTTCTGGCACCTATATTGCGGCCAATAAGAGCGGCAATCTTACCGGCCTCTCTCTTGATGCATCAGGCAACCTGAACGTCAACCTGGCTGCCGGTGGTGGCTCAGGGGGCACGGCCTTATCCGACGATGCGGCGTTTACCGCTGGTAGCACCTCCTTTACACCCGTTGGCGGCGTCTACAATGACAGCATCGCAAATGCCACATCAGGGCATGCCGATGCCGCCCGCATCACGCAGAAACGCGCCGTGCATATCAATCCGCGCGATAGCTCAGGCAATGAGTTGCTTGGATCGAAAACAAGTGCGAATAGCGTGCCGGTGGTGATCGCATCCGATCAAGGCGCGGTCAGCGTGTCAGCATCGGGCAATTTCAACAATGCGAGTGTCGGAACCAACGGCTCCGCTATTCCTGGCTCAAGTACGCAGATCGGCGGCTCAGACGGCACAAACCTGCGGCAATTGCTCGTCGAGTCTTCATCTAATCCTAATTTGCGTATTGGTATATACCAGGCAGGGCTTGAGGCATCTGTCGGGACGTTCCATAGCTCGGATGCGCAAAACCTGTCAGGGATCACGAATGTACTGGCAACTGGTGGCTCTGTTCCATATGTCTATAATCCA